GTAGAAACGTTAACTACATCATCACTATTAATCTTATTATAACCAGTAGCGTTACCGTCTTTATCAAAGCCAGTTGGGAACTTTAAATTAGCCATTGATTGTACACCACCTGCAATATTCGTTAAGGCTCGACCCATGTTCATTACAGCCATAACACCCATTGAAACTGGGTTAGAACCGCCTAAACCAAAGAATCCACCAGAGCCACCGCTAAATTTAACTGGAACCTCTTCGCCTGTGACCGGATCAATTACATTTAAAGTACCTCCGCCTCCAATAACTGAGAATGGTACTGCTAATGCACCTATTAATCTAGAAATGTTTTGAGCCATTTCTACAAGATCAATCTCTTCGGCAAGTTTTGCAAACTGTTTAACGCCAACTCCTACAAGAACTAAAGCAGTTCCTGCGAGTATCATTGATGCAGCACCTAAAGCTATACCCGCTGCTTCCCATGGCCACATATTAAATGCATCGCCTATACTACCAACTAATAAACCGATTGGTGTATTTCCATCTTTATCGGCCTCTGTAATTTTACCACCCTTTTTTATAACAGCCGACATGACGCTAACTCCAGCACCTAACATAATTAATGCTATACCGGAAACTAGCATTGCAGCCGCACCTGCTAATATAAATGGAGCTGCAAGGCCAAGAAGACCAAATTCAACAGCAATCATTGCTACTAAAGCACCAACCTGACCAATAAATTCCCAACCTCCTTTTTCTAAAGGACCAGATAAAATCATTAGACCAACGCCTAAAAGAATCATTGATATACCTGCGACTATCATTGCAGTAGCACCCTGCATAATTAATGAAGCTGCAGCACCCGCAATAGCAAATACTATACCTACTGCACCGATAATTAAAAGCGGTGCAAAAGTTTCTAATGACATTTCACTTGCTGGGAATAGAGCACCTAGAATTAAGAATCCTATACCAACAGCTACCATGGCAAGAGAAGCCCAAAGAAGTGCCATAGCACCCTTTTTAATCTGCTTTTCAAAAATACCTATTAATGCAAATGTCAGAGCAACTACACCCACAACTGCAAGTGTATTCCAAACTGCACCCCAATCTGGAATTACTATATTAAATAAAGCTATAGAAACACCTATTGATAAAATACCTAAACCTGCAAATGCTAAAGCCTTTGCAGCGTTTTCCATTTTATCAGCTATCTTTAATTTTTCAATAAGCCAAAATATACCAACAACTGCAAGTAATATTGGAATAGCATATAATAAACCCTTTAGTGCCATTGGGCCAATAAAAGATATAAGTGCCATAGCACCTGTGAATGCAAGTAATCCAAGACCCAATGATAATAAACTATCACCAATGCTTTTAATATATTCAGGATCTGCTAATCCTATTTTATCTAAAATCTTAAATGTAATACCTAATAAAAGTATTAGACCCATCGCGTAAAAAGCTCCTTGAACAGCCCACGGGCCTATAAAATAAACTAAAGCCATTGATCCTGCAAATGCAAGAATACCTAATCCAACATTTTTAAGATTAGATAAGCTTTCCATGGTTTTTTCATCTAGCATTCTGCCGATCAACATAACGGTTCCCACGGTTAAAAACATAGCTAGCGCTATAATAGGGGAGGCCGCAGCTGTTAAAACTAATAATGGAAGCGCCAGTATCATATAACCAGCAAAAATAAGAACAGATTTACCGACATCTGCTAATTTAGTCAAGACGCCGACAATACCTTCTAATGCTTTGGCTTTTTCTTCTCCGCCATCGTCCATTTTATTAATGGCATCAACAATGTAGCCTAAACCTAAACCAATTGGTTTAAGTGAAGGTGCCATAACTGCAAGAGCCATAGACTCTGCTAAACCAATCTTTGCTTTACTACCACCTTTACCAGATGCCAGATCTTCAAGTACTTGTACCAGTTTATCTATACGCGAATACAGATCTCCACCCTTGATTACCTAATTTATCAAAGGCGTTTTTTAAGAAGTTTGCGTTCAAGCTGGAGAATCAGTATTTTTTAAGTATGTGGAGTGCCACCTCTCGATGACACTCCTTCTCTCATACTATATATCTTTACAACTTCGGCATCTTTAAAGACGGAGTCTTCATTGATGGGACTTTAGGCATCTTAGGAGAAGTATTCTTTCGCATTGCGGCTGATTGTTTCTCCTGTTGTTCTTGTTGGTCCGTGTGTTGCTTATTCTTAGCTTTAATGTACTCTTGAAGATTTTTAACGTAGTACCAATATTCATAGTAGTACATTTCTTCAATCTCCGAGGGTTGCATTCTAAGATGTATGCCCAGGTAGAACTTTGTCTTAAAGTAGTTCTCCAGAGAGATCTGAAATAATGAAAAGACTTTTGATGCCACCTGGGAAGTCAAGAGGGGCTTTCGCCGGCTCTCCATCTACTTCCGCATAAAGTTCGGTTTGTACACCAATTCTCATTTTTTCAGCAAGCCTATACATGATCATGTACTTTCTATCGTCCCATGCTTTGTAATCAACTTCTAAAGAAAAGATCTTAGTCAAAGATAATTGTCTCCAATCAGATACAGTGTAAGGCAATATTTGAATAAACGCCTTGTCAATTTCAATTTCTTTTTCTTGACGATCTCTTAAGTAACTTGTTACTTCTTCCATCACACCGATTGTTGGTGGCTTCATGCGCACTTCACCAGCTGATTTAGTTTGAATAACATAAGTTCTTTCTTTAGCATCGTAATACTTTTCGATTTCTGCTACGATTTCAGTTGGAACCAAGTTTTTAACTGAAAGTTCAATCTCAACTGACTTTTTAGTCTTTTCAGTTTTACCTTTAAGGATCAACTTATTTTCTGGTTCAGGGAAAGTTAGATCTCTAATACTCAATAGTAAAATAATTCTATCTTCTTCAAGAATATCTTTGTAAGATAATTTTTTACCATTGCCAGTCATTTGAGAACATGATGCTACAACGTGATTAAGTTTCTCTTCCATGTCGATGTAGTTATTATCGTCCATAGTTGAGAAGTGTCTAATCTCAGCTGCCTTTGCAGATCTAATCTTAAGAACAGTGTCAGCTGGGTAGAATTTACCTTTAGACGGTAGCTCATTAAGATCAAGAACATGCCATCCTAAAATGTCATCAGACTTTTCAGGTTTAGCTGGACCAAAGTTTTGCATATTAACTCTACCTAATCCAGTAGAATCAATCACTGCTTCCATTTCAGAAACGTCTTCAGCTGGAGTTTCAATGGTTCTGTTAATACCATCTTTAGCATCCAAGGCTCTTGCCATTTCTTCTTCGTTTTTGTTTAATTCGTCACTCATATTATTTTTCTTTTAGGTTTTTAAGCGTTTGTTTAACAATTGATTTTTGATCGGGAGTTTTAGACTTTAACTCTCGCTGAATAAGATCTCTTATCCATGCGCTGACTGAAATAGGTCGAGTTTCAGATTCTAAAGCATCGTTTAAGATAACCCGATTAACCTCACGCACTTCATCCTCAGTTAATAGAACTTGAAGCTTTTTGGTTAATTTGGTGTTATTCATAATATTTTAGTATTTTAATAATATATTATATTTTCTGTGCAAAAAAGAAGGAGAAGTCGCTTGGCGTCCTCTCCTTCCAAGTAGTTTATTAGTTCAATTCTTCAGCCCAAAGATCAGATCTCCAAGTGATTTCTAATGTTTGTGGATCAGCAGTTTCATAGTTTAATTCACCTGTGAAACCGATACCTGAAGTGATGAAACAATCATCAAGGGTTACTTTTCTGTAAATGTCACCTTCTCTGTTGAACTGTACGATAACAATTGTACCTACGTAGTTCTTCTTAAGACCCATTTCGCCAGTCTCAGGATTGTACTGAGCTCTGTACCATTGTCTCATAGTTTTGTACAAGTACGCTTGGTTAGAATCGTTTAAGTTCAATGTAAAGTTAACAGTTACATCGATTGCAGTACCGTCAGGCATACCAGCAAAAGATCTGGTAGCGAATTTATATTTCTGCTCGATAGCTGCTACTTCTCTGTGTAAAGTATCTAAACCTGAAATAGAGTTGATGTGTTGTAGTAACATTTCTTGACCAGCGACGCCGTCAGGAGGCAAAATAGTCACCTCAAATAGGTTAGCCTGTACTGGTTCGAAGTTTCTGCCCTTTTTCTGAGTTTGATCTTCTGAATAATGTGGTAAAGCCATAATCTTTATCTTGTTTTATTTATATATCTCGTTTATTAAGCAAAGTTACCTGTTGCGATTTCACCCGTATTCAAGATAGTTACTCTCGATACTAAGATTTCAAGACCTTTAACTGGCTCAACGTAAGTATCAAGGATACCCATGTTGTTGTCGATAACCTCAGTAGTGTTGTTAGTTCCGTCCATGATGTTTCTGTAATCGTAAACACCACCGTCTTTCTTAACTGACTCCATAAAGTTGTCTGCCAAAGTTTTAATCTCTAATCTTGTTTGAGCGTTATTGAATTCGAACAAGTAGTTTTTCAAGATCTCTGCTAAACCGTCTTCGATATAGATCATCGCTTCTCTCACGTGAGCTGAAGACAATGCTGATTGAATTGACTGCTGAGCTGTCTTGTTTCCTTTAATTGTCAAACCTACACCTCTTTCAAATACGATTGGGTTGTAACCGAATGGTTCAAGTACGTCTCTATCGTCTTTGTCGAATGCAAATTCTAGAGATTGTACGCCTGTACCGCCTACAACACCTCTTCTTGGCCCTGCGATGATTGACCATGGCAATGCTGAAGTGTATTTGTCGATGTAGTTGTTAGATACGTAAGCTGCAGGTGGGATCACCTTAGTTCTTCCGTTCTCGATTACATTCAAACCAGGACCGTAGTAGAATGCGTAGTTTGCACCTTCGTTGATCGATGGTAGAGTGTAAAGTGCCGATGGATTCAAGTTCAAGTTACCACCAGTTGCAACGTATCTAGTGCTGAATGCACCTGTGTTTTCGTCTAAGAATGATGGGTTAGTTGAAGCTTTGAATTCTTTGATCATCGGAGCGTTCAAGATAGCTGAAGCGTTTTGTCTTTCTTTACAAAGGAAAGCAAGCTCTTCTTTGTTAAGTAGACCGCCGTTCTCTAATGAACCGAAAGTATCAACAACATATCTAAATGTAATGTTATCTTTGTCAATCAATGCGTTACCTAAACCTGTACCCGGCTTAATAGCTGCCATTAACTCAGCGATTAGTTTGTCGCTTTGAGTTGCACCATCAAGTGGGAACATTGTGTAAACATCAGTTGAATCTTCATATCTCTTAAGAGCATGACCTGGTCTGCTAGAAACTGGTCTGTGTGATTCAAATTTGTAAGTAGTTACAGAACCGTCAACTGATTTGATAATTCTCTTAATCTTAGCTAATTTACCGCCGTCAGCCGGTACATACATACCAACTTTAACTTCTGACCAATCAAATGTATCAGCGCCTGTGATTGAGAATGCAAATTGACCAGCACCTAAATCTTCCCAAGTGTATGAAGTATTAACTCCAGGGAAAAGTACTGCTCTTGCGTTAGGATCGATTGTTGCCAATTCTAGAGTAGCTGAAGCTGCTCTTACATATGGTTGAATGCTTGCAGCTGTGATGCCATCAAAGCTTGAAGAGAATGCTTCACCTCCAACTGGAGATACTTTGATTTTAGTAGCTGAATCGTAGTTTGTATCTACGCTTGAAATTTCTACATATTCACCGGCAGTAGCGCTAGGTAAGAAGTTACCTGAGATTAATGCACCTTGGCTAGTAATGTTAGCAAATGGAATATCGAAGATTAAACCACCATCGGCAGGATCTACTGTAATTGCAACGTTTGCACCGAATACCATTGGAGCAACGTTATTAGAGTCACCGTCAAATGATTCGTAAACTGCTTTATTAAAGTTACCTTCAGATGTGCTGATAATTACATTACCGTTACCATCATCATTAACACCTTCAATCATTAAGTATTCACCAGTAATAGCTGATTTTAAGAATTTACCAACTGTTACGTTGTATGGTGCTGCTTCGATAAGAGCTTTAGTAATACCAGTAATTTTCATATCACCTCCATCCATAACTTCAACTTGTAAGTTAAGAGTTACAGGATCAATAGAAACCTCTTGATCAACTCTGTGTGAAAGTAATTGGTAGTCTTGGTAGATATTGAAATCTGTACCAACTAAATCGATTGCTGCTAAAGCATCTTCGTTAACTGCACAGAATAAGCCAGTTCTTCTTGCTTCGATATTAATCAAAGTTTCGATAAACAACTGACGACCTTCATTGTCCATAAATTCTGGAATCAATGAACCAGTGTATTGTGCTAACAACTCAACTTCTCTTAAACCAGCAAACTTAGAAAGCTCTGATCTGAAAAGACCTTTATTGTCAAAGTAAGTACCGTAAGTTGGATCGTTGTTTAATTCAGCCGCATTAAATTTACCTTTGAATACCATTACGTCAACCATGTAGTCTGATACGTAGTCTAGATCATCGATACCTTCAGGGATATTACCTTCACCGTACCATTCTCTTGCAGTCATGTTAAAACCATCAGTGTTAGCCGCTTGTCTAACGATGATAGTGATAGGAGTCTGCTTGATGTTTACAAAAGAAATTGCGTGATTTGAAGCTTCATCTTCGTTACCAGCTGCTGCCAATAATTTAGCGTCGTCTGGTGTCCAGAATTTGTCAGTATCAAATACTTCACTGTACTGTGAAGTTAAGTTAACGTGACTTAAACCTTCTTGACTTGAATTAGTAGCTGGAGAAACGATAGAAACTGTATCATCTTCGTCTGCTGCTGTTAAGTTCAAGGCTAAGATAGGTCCTCTTGAAAGAGCTTCGATAGCTGATCTGTGGAAAAACATACCTTTTCTTTCCAAAGACTTATCAATGCTGCCAAAAACTTGGATGAACTGTTCTACATCTTCGATGAAAACCGGAGTATTGTAAGGACCTTTTTTAGATCTACCTACAACTAATCTGATAGTCTCAGCTGGGATGTTAACAGTTTGTGATTTGTCAAACTCTAGACGATATACGCCTGAGCTTTTGAACTGTTGTAATTGAGGACTTAATGCCATAATTGTTCTAGTTTATTTTTTTGTTCTTTTATTATATATCTGTTTCCGTTCGTAAATTTATTTGAGTAGGTCGTAAATATCATACTGCAAATCTCCTTGATCCTGTGAGTCTCTATATAGTATTTGTTCCATAGCATCATGCAGATCTGGGTCGATGAAATCTAGTAATTCTTCAATGTAATCCGCATAGTCTGTAGTGTTAAAGAATTCAGTTGCAGTGATGGCCGTCATTATCGTATCATCATTCCCCATCTGCGCTCCATAACTACCATTTGGTAAAGTACCAAACAGACTCGCTTCAGTCACTGTCGACTCCTCAGTCAAATCTAATCTATTTATCTTGTAGAGTTTAGCAAAATTCTGACAAAAAATTGCTTTGTTGTCAGCCTTAAGTTTTATTCCTGGTTTTAAAGTTCTGGCATCGTGACGATGTCTAAATCTAACTACCATCTCATCATCAAAATCATTTCTTTGTGGAAAGACTTGTCTTAGATAGTTAAAGAGCACTGTACCATACGTATTGTATTCTACGATCATCTTAACGTTTTCTGGGTTAAAGATGTCACATGCTAATGTATAGAGTACTTTAGCAAAGTCTTCAATAACGTGACCATTAGATATAAAAACTCCAACCTGCTCTAATTTAAAGAAGTCGTACATTGCACCGGGATTAACTACGTTCTCTATTTCTTTCACGTTCATTGGTGAAACTTCGAACATATTAATCACTGAATAATCACCACCGTTACCTTCGGCAATATCAACTGAGAAGAGCCAAAACTTTTCGCCGTCTTTGCACGTATCTATATCAAAATCAGGATCCCAAAATAAATTGTCTTTAGTGTCAATTGAAATATAGTCAAACTCATCAAAGTCATGCCAAACGTATTTTTTCATACGCTTACGCATTTTCTTCATATCGACTGGATCTAATAGTAGATTAGATGAACTAACAAACTCGTTACCGTATTGACGATTAAAGGCCTCAATTGAACCTAAGTTTTTGAGTTCTCTGTCGTACCATGCATCGTCTCTGTCAGGATGTTCCCACCAGTCGATACGCATAGCATGATATTCATTATCGCCACGATCTGCTGCGGAGTATATTTCGTAGAACTTGTTAAAGCCATTTGGGGTTGATGTGATTGTAATTCTTGAAACCTTAGAGGCTGAAAGCGTTGGATAAACGTTTTCATAAAAAGTGTCAACAATTGAATGGTGAATGTGTGCAAACTCATCCAAGTACAAGTTATGAATCGTAAAACCAATACCAGCCTTTGCGGTAGTTGACTGACCAACTAGTCTACAACCATTATCACAACGTACATTCATAACGTCATATTTAATGATCCCAGGTTTCATAAAGAATGGTAGGTTTTCAACTACAACTTTAGCCTTATCAATAATCTCTTTAGTTGAATCAGATTTGTTTGCAAGTAGTAGTGTATTCTTATCTGTGTTAAACGTTAGGTACCATGCATTGAAAATCGAGGCCGTTACCGTTTTACCCATTTGTCGAGATGCCAAAACAATATTAAATCTTTCATGTTGAAAGTTACGCAACATTCTCTTTTGATATTCTCTAAGCTTAACTCGTTGAATACCTTCATCAGTCATTACAACTGCATATTTTTCAGCAAAATAGACTATATCACTGGCACATCTAGCCAGCTCCTGAATTTCATCATCAGTGTATTCAAAGACAATATTACCCTTTCTTAAGAATTGCTTACCTTCATAAAATGGCATTGCAACTTTAGGTTTATAACCTTGATCTAGGGCAAGAAGCAGATCATTGACTTGCTTGGTTGACCAAACAATTCTGTCAGATGAGGCTTGACCCCCATCTTCCTTTGGAATCCACTTATTATCGCCTACGTAATCACTCATCTGTATTCTCTTCTATGTCAACATCTGTAATGTCATCATCGCTACTCTTAATACCTGCTTGAATTGCAGCCATTAGATCTTTTGTACCTCTTTGAATATTTTTGTTTTCTGTGCTACCGCCGCTCTCTTCGATTTCACGAGTATCATCTCTCTTTTTATAGATCTCAATATCACGTGCAATTCTCTTGGTTGATTCTTCGGCAGCCATCAAGTACATTGTCTGTGACTTAATAATGTCAAGCATTGATTTTTGAAGTGTTGCCAAGACCTCGAACATTCTCGGTGCTAATTCACCGCCTTCGATAGTTTCAAGTAGAGTAGTTAAGGCTCTTTCACCAGCCTGTAATTGATAGATCAACGAACTCATCGTCATCTCGTCCATCTTCTTTTTAGCTTGAATATATTCGTCCTTTTCAATAATATCTGCATCGAGATAGAATTTCATTAGACTAGTAATAGTCTTTTTAGCCTTGGTAGTTGATTGACTTTTTATTTCAGTGTAATTTACTGGTGCAAGACTGGTTTCCCTTTGAGTTACGGGTAAATCAGATGGATCAGTTTCAACATCAAGTTGGCCTTCGCCTATAAGAGCGTCTAACTCTTTTCTGATTTCGTCAGCTTGTTCAGAAATACTTTTCTTATTATCTTCGCTCATAATATTATATTATAATCTATATATCTACCATATTCTAGACGATCAGAGCGTCTTAAATTATCTGGCTTGATTATAGCGTCTTAATTGAATAGAAGGGATTGCATTATCGACAATCTTAGCATATTGACTATCTCTAACAACATATTGTTGAAGTACATTAAAGTGCTGTTCTTGCTCAATGGTTCTTGAGAAAAGTCTAATATTAGTCATCTCAACTTTACTTGGCATTAACGCCCATTGTGTGTCACCTGTCCAACCATATGGCATAATATTGCTT